CCTTCGGATCCATACTCCGCGATCGCCAGATCGCTACGTTTGCGAAGCTGCGTGAACTCCTCCGACATGCGAAAGACTTTCGAGCCGAACGTTGAGTGGCGGGACCCGTCCTCGTTGATTCCTTATATCAACAACGCCAAAACCCATCCGCCCGAGCAGATTGCGAAGATCGCCGCGAGTATCGTGGAATTTGGCTTTGACCAGCCCATCGTCGTCGATGGGCAGGGGATCGTTATTAAGGGCCACGGCCGCCTTGCCGCAAGCCTGCAACTCGGCCTGAAGCGGGTGCCCATAGTCGTCAGAACTGACCTCACTCCGTCCCAAATTAAGGCCTCGCGGCTAGCCGACAACAAGACGGCAGAGAGTCCTTGGGACGAGGAGTTGCTGCGGCTTGAACTCGGCATGTTACGGGAACAGGATTACGACCTGGGCCTGACCGGCTTCGCCGATGACGAGATCGAGGCGCTGCTTGCGGAGCCGGAGGGCGAGTCCACGGGACTGACCGACGAGGACGCCGTCCCGGAGACGTCCGAGACGGCGGTAACGGTCCCTGGCGATGTGTGGCTGCTTGGCGATCATCGGCTGCTGTGCGGCGACTCGACGCAGATGGAGACGGTCGAGAAGGTGCTGGCGGGCGGGCTGGCCGACATGACCTGGACAGACCCTCCCTATGGGGTGAACTACGGCTCCTCAATGAAGGACAAGCTTCGAAAGAAGCATCGCCGGATCGCCAACGATAACCTGGGACCCGCGTTTGAGCCCTTCCTGCGCGACGCCTGCACGAACATTCTCGCCGTCACGAAGGGCGCGGTCTACATCTGCATGTCGTCGTCTGAACTGCACACGCTGCACAAGGCGTTCACAGCGGCGGGCGGCCACTGGTCCACATTCCTCATCTGGGCCAAGAACACGTTCACCATGGGCCGCTCCGACTACCAGCGGCAGTACGAGCCGATCCTCTACGGCTGGAAGGAAGGCTCGGAGCATTACTGGTGCGGCGCCCGCGACCAGGGCGACGTGTGGTTCGTGAAGAAGCCGGTCGCCAACGACCTGCACCCGACGATGAAGCCGGTCGAGTTGGTCGAGCGCGCGATCCGCAACTCGAGCAAGAGCCGGGACACGGTGCTCGATCCATTCGCTGGGTCGGGTTCGACGCTGATTGCCTGCGAGAAAACGGGACGCCAGGCGCGGCTGATCGAGTTGGAGCCGAAGTACTGCGATGTCGTCATCCGGCGATTTGAAGAGTTCTCTGGCAAACGCGCCGTGCTCGAATCCGACGGACGAGGGTTCGCAGAGATCGCCCTTGAGCGAGGAGCAGTGGCGGCGTGAGGTGGCACGGTGCGAACGGGAGATGGCCGAAGCCGAGGCGCTGCTGCGCGCGGGCTATCCGGACATCGCGGGCCTTTGCCTGGCGCTTCATGACTGGGCGCAGGAGTTGCGGATCCTGCATCGGGAGCGTGAGCAATGGATGAACGGCTCCTGACTGCCATCGTGCCAGCCATCGGGTTGGTCTCGGGTCTGATTGCCACCTACGAGAGCCTTTAGAACCGGGCATTGCTGGCCGAGGTGCGCAAGGAACTGGCCGAGATGGAGAACCGCATCATTTTGCGCCTGAACGGTCAGTTCGTGAGGCGGGCCGAGTGTGAGTTGCGCAACGCGCTGCTGGAGGAACGGATCGAGGGGATGGCGAGGCAGAAGAGAGAAGCCGCCAGCGACTGAGGCTGGCGGCGGAGGGGCGGAGCTGGTGCTACTGAGGTTTAATCCGATACGCCCGGGCGCCTTCAGCGGTCTTGATAGATTCGACCGTGAGCCCCATCTTCTTGCCGAGCGCGCCGGAGATGAAGCCGCGGACGCTGTGGGCCTGCCAGCCCGTTGCGGATTGGATGTCGGCGAGTGTGGCGCCCTCGGGTCGGCGCAGCATGTCGAGGACGATGGCCTTCTTGCTGCTCTCGCGCGCGGGGGCGGCGTCCTTCTGCTGGGTGCGAGCCTTCCTCGACTTGGTGGCCTTCGGCGCGTCCTGCGCCGACTGGGGCACGGCGGTGGGCGTCAGTGCCTGGACCGCGCGCCAGATCCGCGCGACGGCGGTCTTGCGGTCGGTGAACTTCTTGACCGGTTTCAGGTCGCCGAAGGGCGGCACGCCGGCGAAGCCGTTCCAGATCTCGACCAGTCGCTCGGTGGGCCAGTTGGCGGCCAGCTTCAAGAGTTCCTTCTCGCTGGTGAACCGCGCCTGGTCCTCGGGAATGGTGTCTCCGGCGAGGTAGGCGGTGACTGTGTAGTCGTTGTCGATGGCAAACGTCGTCATGGCGGTGAGTCCTTTCTATCGGGTCATGCCGCCGAGCTGTCCGTCGGCGGTGATGCTGAGGTTTTTGTAATAGGCGCTGGCAATCCTGGCCCAGCCCCAGGGTGTGTGCAGTTCATGCCGGGCGGCGATGCGGCTCAACTTGAGGCGATGCCAGCCGTTGTCAAACTCCTTCTTGAGATGGCCCCAGCGGTCGAGCTTCCAGCCGTTCCGCGTGGCCCAGGCGATCAGTTCTTCGCGCGTGATAGCCATGGCGTCAATCCTCCTGGCGGCGGTCAATGAGGCCGCTCGCATCCTCGACCGACTGCCGGATGTCGTTCCAGCAGTCGCGGCAGAAGCGGGCCTGGTCGAGGAGGAGTCCCTCGCGGTTGGTCAGTACAAGCTCGCAGTGGATCGGCTTCGCCTCATCGCACAGCGAGCATTCGATATAAGGTGTTGCGGTCATGGTTCCTCTCCTGGTGATTCAGTACTCGAGGCCCTTGGCTTCGACCGCGCTTGGGTCGCCCAGGTCGGCCAGCACGTAGGCGAGCTGCTCGGTGATGCGGCCGAGGTCGCCCGCGTACCCCCAATCGGCAGGCTCCTGGGCCTGGCGCTTTTGGTGGTCGTCCAAGCGGCCGGCGATGCGCTTCAACAGGTCCTGCGCTTCGGCGTACCGCGCGGCATAGCAGCCGGCGGCGCTTTGCTTGGTTTTGGCGGTTCGTGTCATCGATGACATTCATCCCTTCAGTTCGCCAGGAAAGCAAGTTGAAAGTGCTACTTTCTGCGGGAAAGAAGCCATGGCGCTCGTAAGCCAGCGCGCCTACGCGCGGCACCGCGGCGTCAGCCTGGCCGCCGTGCAGAAGGCGATTAAGCTGGGCCGCATTCGCACGGCTGCGGACGGCAAGATCGACGTCGAGCAGGCGGACCGCGATTGGGAGCGCAACACCAACTATGGAGGCCCGGTTGCTACGGGCGAGGCGAGCGTGTCGGGGCCTAGCTACGCTCAATCGCGGGCGGTGCGCGAGGTGTACACGGCGCGGCTGGCGAAGCTCGAATACGAGGAGCGGATCGGCAAGCTCGTCCCGGCGGACCAGGTCACCATCGCCGGGTTTACAAAGGGCCGCACGGTCCGCGACCACATGATGATCATTCCGGACCGTATCGCGGCGCAGATCCGTGCCGACTTGGCGGGCGCTTTGACGGCGGCCTGCCGGGACCTCGGCCTTTCGCCCGAGATTGGCGAGGGCGTGTTGGCGAAGATCGATCTCGATCACATTCACGGCTTGCTCTCGAACGAGATCCGCACCGTCCTGGTCGAGATCGCGGGGCTTCCCGATCATGGCGGATAACCAGCAGTCCGTTGAGCAGGTTTACGGCGACGCGTTCAACGCCGGCCTCCGGCCGGACCCATTGCTGACCGTGTCGGAGTGGGCGGACCGCTACCGCCGCCTCTCCGGCAAGGCGGCCAGCGAGCCGGGACCGTACCGCAGCGAGCGCACCCCCTATATGCGCGAGATCATGGACTCGCTATCACCGTCCTGTCCGGCGGAGCGTGTGGTGTTTGTCAAGGGCGCGCAACTGGGGGCGCCGCTTGCGCTGAATACTCCGGTTCCGACGGTGGATGGTTGGCGGACGATGGCGACGATCCAACGTGATGATCGGGTGTTTGACGAGAACGGACAGCCGTGTCGTGTTTTGGGAGTCTCCCCAGTCCTGTGGGATCGGGATTGCTTCAAGATCACGTTCTCGGATGGCTCCCGGATCGTGTGCGACGCGGATCACCAGTGGGTGGTTTGGGATGACCTGGGGCGTCGCAAGCGGAAGCTCCTCCGCACCACAACGGGAGCGATGTTCCCGCGCCACAAGGCGCGTTGTGGTCGTGCCAACCGGTACGCCATCGATGTTGCCGGGCCGCTGATGCTCCCTAGTGCCAGTCTGCCCATTGATCCATATCTTCTGGGTTATTGGCTTGGCAACGGTGCCGCCGCGATGAATCACATCACCATCCATGAGGATGACACCGAAGTCGCGGACCTGCTGGCGGCGTGTGGTGTGAAGGCGGAGTATCGCTTGCCTTGGTGGCGTAGAGGGAGGGCTGCGAACATACTCATCGACGGTGGCCGTACCCGCTTGCGCAACGTCGACGGATCGTTCAGCAAGGTTGCTGTGGCGGAGGGAGAGACCTACTTCATGGGTGCCCTCCGAGAGCTGAGCCTTATCGGCAACAAACACATTCCGGCGATATACCTCCGTGCCAGCCTGGACCAGCGACTGGCCTTGCTCCAAGGCTTGATGGACTCGGACGGGCATGTCACTGCGAAGGGGCGTTGCGAATTGGCCACCAGTGATCCCGCCATCCTGGAAGACGCGTACGAACTCCTGATGACTTTGGGAATCAAGGCGACCGTCTATTGGCGGGCAGAGCGTGACCACAGCATCAACGAGAGGCCCGTACACAGCTGTGAAGGCTGGCGGATCTCCTTCATGGTGTATGACGACCTGCCGGTGTTCCGTTTGCGGCGCAAACTTGCCCGGCAGGTCCCGCGGGCCGGAAGGCGCGCGACCGAAACCGAGCGGCGCCGGATTGTAGATATCCGGTCAATACCATCAGTGCCGGTGCGCTGCATTGCTGTCGACTCGCCGAGTCATCTGTTCTTGGCGGGCCGATCCATGATACCGACCCATAACACGGAAGGCGGTAACAACTGGGTGGGCTACGTGGTGCACAAGGCGCCGGGGCCGATGATGGTCGTGCAGCCGACTGTCGAGCTCGCCAAGCGGAACTCGAAGCAGCGCATCGATCCGTTGATTGAAGAGAGCGAGGTGCTGCGGGCGCTGGTGAAGAGTCCACGCTCGCGCGACTCGGGCAACACCGTCTTATCGAAGCAGTTTCCGGGCGGCGTGCTGGTGATGACCGGCGCCAACAGCGCCGTTGGCCTGCGCTCGATGGCAGTCCGGTATCTGTTCCTCGACGAAGTGGATGCCTACCCCGGCGACGTCGACGGCGAAGGCGATCCGGTCAACCTTGCCTGCGCCCGCACGCGCACGTTCTCGCGGCGCAAGATCTACATGGTCTCGACGCCGCTGATCCTGGGCGAGAGCCGCATCGAGGCCGTCTTCGCCGAAAGCGATCAACGGCGATTCTGGGTGCCGTGCCCGCACTGCCAGCAGTACCAGGTGCTGAAGTTCGATCGACTGCGTTGGCCCAAAGGAGAACCAGGGAAGGCCGCTTACTTCTGTGAGCACTGCGAGCAGGGCATCTCGAATCACCAGAAGAGCTGGATGCTGCCGCGTGGCGAATGGCGGGCTGCGGCCGAAGGCGATGGCCGTACGCGCGGGTATCATCTGTCGAGCCTCTACAGCCCGGTCGGCTGGTACTCATGGGAGCGCGCGGCCGAGGACTGGGAGAAGGCGCAGAAGGATGTCGAGCTGCTCAAATCGTTTGTGAACCTTGTGCTGGGCGAGTCGTGGCAGCAGCGCGGGGACGCGCCCGACTGGCAACCGCTCTACGACCGCCGCGAGGATTACCGCATCGGCACGGTCCCGAACGGCGTGTTGTTCCTCACGGCTGGCGCCGACGTACAGCGCGACCGCATCGAGGTCGAGATCGTCGGTTGGGGCCGCAACAAGGAATCGTGGTCGGTGGATTACATCGTGCTGCCCGGCGACACGGCGGAGCCCGCGATCTGGCGGCAACTCGATGGCATCCTTGACCGCGAGCTTCCGCACGTCTCTGGGCGCACGATACCGATTCGCGTGATGTGCATAGATGCCGGCTACAACCCGGAAGTCGTCTACGACTGGGTGCGCCGGCATCCGCAAGCCTCCTGGGGTGCTGCATCGGAAGCGGCGGGTGCAGCCGCGCTTTATCCGAAGACAGCAGTTGCTGTGAAAGGAACTGGCGCGACCGACCGGCTCTTGGTGCGGCCGACGGTGGTTGATGGCGGGAGCCGCAAGTGGGGCGTGCGGCTGTGGTTGCTCGGCACGCCGGTGGCGAAACAGCAGTTCTACAACTGGCTACGGCTGCGCAAGCCGACGGATGAAAGTGGGGAATCCTATCCGACAGGATTCTGCCACTTCCCGCGCTACGACGAAGAGTACTTCCGGCAGTTGACCGCGGAGAGCGCGGTCGACGGCCGCTGGGAGTTGATGCCCAACCGCAGGAATGAAGCGCTGGACGCACGCGTCTATGCCCGCGCCGGAGCGGCGATCTTCGGCATGGACCGCTTCACCGACGACGACTGGTTGGTCTTAGAGCGCAACCTTGCGCCGGCGAGAGACGGTGCCTCCGAAGCCCCGGCGCGCCGCGTCGTGCGCTCACGGTTCCTGGAAACGTAAGCCATGCCCTATACCCCAGAACAGATCGCCGCGATGAAAAACGCACTGGCCAGCGGCGTGCTGCGGGTGCGCTTCGCCGACCGCGAGATGGAGTACCGCTCGTTCAAGGAAATGCAGGCAATCATCGACGCAGCCGAATTGGAGTTGGCCGCAGAGAGTGGCGCGCCACAGAGTCGCCAGATCCACGTTTCAACCAACAAGGGCCTCTGACCACCGTGAACCTCTGGAAGCGAATCCAGGCTGCCGTGTTTCGGCAGCGAACGGAGATGTCTGGCTTTGAAGCCGCCTCGGCTACTCGCCGCACCTACGGGTGGAATCCATCGACGGGCGACATCAACACGCTGCTGGCCGGCGGCATCGAGAGCCTGCGGCCGCGCTCGCGCGACATGGTCCGGCGCAACGCCTGGGCAACCAACGCGCTCGACGCCTTTGTTGGCAATGCCATCGGCGTCGGAATCAAGCCTCAGTCGGCGCATCCGGACCTAGCCCTGAAGGAGCAGATCCAGGAACTGTGGCTGCGCTGGACGGATGAAGCTGATGCCGCTGGCCTGACTGACTTCTACGGCTTGCAGTCGCTGGCCTGCCGGTCGGTGATGGAGGCAGGCGAGTGTCTAATAAGGATGCGGCCGCGCCTGCCCAAGGACGGCTTGTCGGTTCCGTTGCAGCTCCAACTGCTCGAGCCTGAGCATTTGCCGACGATGGAGACGCGGCGGCTGGAGAATGGCAACTATCTCCGGTCTGGCATCGAGTTCAACGGCATCGGCCAGCGCGTGGCGTATCGCCTTTACCGCGAGCATCCGGGCGACGCCTCGAACCCTATGACATCGAGCGAACTGGTGCGCGTGCCCGCGGAATGGGTGCTGCATTTGTTCCGCCCCATCCGGCCCGGGCAACTCCGCGGCCAACCCTGGCTGACCCAGGTGCTCCTCAAGCTTCACGAGTTGGATCAGTACGATGACGCCGAGCTCGTCCGGAAGAAGACGGCGGCGATGTTTGCTGGCTTCGTTGTGAAGAACTCTTCAGCGAGTCCCATCCTGGGCGAAAAGGCAACCGCTGGCGGCACGCCGGTGGCAAGCCTCGAGCCGGGCACGCTCCAGATCCTGTTGCCGGGTGAGGACATCAAGTTCTCCAATCCGGCCGATGTGGGGGCGAGCTACGAGACCTTCATGCGGGTGCAGTTGCGCTCGATTGCCGCCGGCATGGGCATCACCTACGAGCAGTTGACTGGCGATTTGACTGGTGTGAACTATTCGTCGATTCGCGCTGGCCTGCTCGAGTTCCGGCGGCGTTGCGAGCAATTCCAGCACCAGGTGATCGTGTTCCAAATGTGCCGACCGATCTGGCGGCGGTGGATCGACCTGGCGATTCTCAGTGGGGCGTTGCCGAAGCAGAGTGACGTCGCTCCTTATTACAGCGTGAAGTGGATTCCTCCGGGCTTTGCCTGGGTCGATCCACTCAAGGACATCAAGGCCCAGATGATGGCGGTGCGCGCGGGCTTCAAGAGCCGCGCCGAAGTTGTCTCTGAGCAGGGCTACGACGCTGAAGCGATCGACCGCGAAATCGCCGCGGACAACGCGCGGGCCGACGCACTCGGGCTGAGTTACGACACCGATCCGCGGCCTGACGATTCGAAGGCATCTGACGAGAGCGAAGCATGACTACCCGACGTAACGAAATCCTGCGCCTGTTCGGCGCAAAGCCCCTATTGATTGAGGCGGCGAAACTCGATGCGGTATACGCGGCGCGCCGGCCGTACGCGCTCGAAAGCGGTGTGGCGATCGTTGACGTCGCCGGAGTGATGGCGAACGAACCCTCGCTGTTCGATGCCATCGTCTACGGGGCGACCGCCTACAGCCAGATCCTCGATGAAGTCGAGCAGGCTGTCAGCGACCCGGAAGTGCGCAGCATCCTGCTGCGCGTGAACTCGCCGGGCGGAGATTCCGACGGCGCATTCGAAACGGCAGCCGCGCTGGTGCAGCTCGGCAAACAGAAGCCTCTCTGGGCCGTGGCCGACAACTCCATGTTCAGTGCGGCGTACCTGCTGGCCAGTTCCGCCGCTCGTATCTACGTCCCTGAGTACACGGGCGGTGCCGGATCAATCGGCGTCTACGCCCAGCATGTGGATTGGAGTGAGTATAACCGCAAGCTCGGCGTGAAAGTCACCTACATCGCAGAAGGCGAAGGGAAGACCGACGGCAATCCGGACGAACCGCTCTCCGAATCGGCACGGGCCACGCTGGAGAGCGAGGTCGCCCGCTTGTACGGTCTGTTTGTCGCAGCCGTAACGGCGCGGCGCGACCTGACGGAGGACGCCGTTCGCGAACTCGGCGCAGCGCTCAAGTACGGGCCCGACGCAGTCACGGCCGGCCTAGCCGACAGCACTGGCACGTTTCGTGACGCGCTCTCTGATCTGATCGCTGCCACGCGGAAGTCCGGCGCGGCCACAAGTCTCACCATCTCAACGAAAGCAGGAGGTAACCAAACAATGACCGAAGAAACGGTTCGGGTCGAAACCCCCGAGCCGCCCATTGACGTGGACGCGATTCGCGGCGAGGCGCGCCAGCAGGGATATGCCGAAGCCCGCGAAATCGTCGAACTGTGTGCGCTCGCCAGGATGCCCAACCGGGCTCTCGGTCTGCTCGCCCGTAACGTCGGTCTCGCCGAGGTTCGCCAGCAACTGCTCGAGGCTCTCGTAGCGGAAGACGCGACAGAGATCCGCTCGCACGTGACGCCTGAGATTGGGACCACGGCGACGGCGAACCTTGAAAACAATCCGGTGGTCAAGGCCGTCGAGCAGATGGCCGCCACAAAAGGAGGCAAGTAATCCATGTCCGTCGTCACCGAATCAAAGCGCTTGGGCGATTGGCTCAAGTGGGAGCAGGAAAACCAGTACAGCCGGGACATCGTGACCGTGCTGGCCGGAAGCGGCGCCGACCGCGTTCTGACCAGCGGTATGGTGCTCGGCCGCGCCACCAAGGGAACGGCCACAGGAGCGGCAGTCGCCGGTAACACCGGCAACGGCACGATCACCGCCAACCCGACCGTCGGGCAAGCTGCTAAGCCGGGCGTCTACCAGGTCATCTGTATCGAACCCGCAGCCAACGGCGGCGAGTTCACCGTTGAGGATCCCGACGGCATCCTGATCGGGATCGCCACCGTGGGGGTGCAGTTCGCCACCCACCTCACCTTCACTATTGCCGACGGTGGAGTGGACTTCGCCGCCGGGGACGCCTTCACCATTACGGTCGCCGCCGGCTCCGGCAAGGTGAAGCAAATTGACTTCGCGGCCACGGACGGCTCGGACGCCGCGTGCGGCATCCTGACCGAGGACACCACGGCGCCCGACGGCGCGGACAGGTCGGCGGTGGCCGTGGTGCGCAACGCGATCGTTTCGGACAACGGCATCACCTGGCCGGCCGGCGCGACCACTGATCAGAAGAACGCGGCCATTGCCCAACTGAAAGCCCTGGGCATCCTGGTCCGCCAAGGAGCGTAAACCCATGCTGAATCCCTTTTCGAATGACGCTTTCAACATGGTGGCCTTGACGGCCGCCATCAACAAGATTCCAAACAACTACGGGCGCCTGGAGCAGTTGAACCTCATGCCCGCCGAGGGCGTGCGCACCCGCACCATCCTCATCGAGGAGATGAGCGGCGTGCTGAACTTGCTGCCGACGATGCCTGTGGGAGCCCCGGGCTCGCTCGGCACGCAGGGGAAACGCAAGGTGCGCTCCTTCGTGATCCCGCACATCCCGCATGACGATGTCGTGCTCCCGGAGGAAGTCCAGGGTCTGCGCGCCTTTGGCTCGGAAAACGATCTGGAGGCTCTGTCGAACCTCATCGCCAAGAAACTCCAGAACATGCGCAACAAGCATGCCATCACGCTGGAGCATCTGCGAATGGGCGCTCTCAAAGGCGTGATCCTGGACGCCGACGCGTCGACGATCTACGACCTGTACTCGGAGTTCGGGATCACGCCGAAGACGGTCAACTTCGCCCTGACGACCAACACGACCGAAGTGATCGGCAAAGTGCTGGAGGTGAAGCGCCACATCGAGGACAACCTCCGCGGCGAGTTCATGACCGGCATCATGTGCCTTTGTTCGCAGGGCTTCTTTGACGCCCTCACGACGCACCCGAAGGTGAAGGAGGCCTACCAGCGCTGGCAAAACGGTCAGATCCTGTTCTCCGACAACCGCACCAACTTCAGCTTTGGCGGAGTTGTGTTCGAGGAGTACCGGGGTCAGGCGACCGATGCCGCCGGCACGGTCCGGAAGTTCATTGCTGACGACGAGGCGCACTTCTTCCCGCTGGGCACGGCCTCGACGTTCCGGACCTACTTCGCGCCGGCGGATTTCAACGAGACGGCCAACACGCTTGGGCTGCCGCTGTACGCCAAACAGGCGCCACGGAAGTTCGAGCGGGGTACCGACATCCACACGCAGTCGAACCCGCTGCCCATCTGTCTGCGGCCGGAAGTGCTCGTGAAGGGAACGAAGTCCTGACCATGAGCAGTTGGGAAGCGGCAGTGAGCGATCTGAATGCGGCCGTCGTGAGCACGTTCGGCCGCGAGGTCTTCTATTTGCCCGAGGCTGGCGGGCAGGCCGCCGTCCGCGCGGTGTTTCAGCCGGTCCGGGAAGCCGAGGACGCCTCGCCGGGCGTCTATGCCGTACTGTTCGTGCGGCTCGCCGGATTGCCTGCGGCGCCCGTGCGCGGGGACGAGGTCGAGATCGAAGGCGTCCGCTACAAGGTCTTTGACATCGAAGCCGACGCCGAGGGCGCCGCCGTGCTCCGGCTACGCAAAGGTAACTGACTTCCGGAAAATCTTCCGGAAGTCGGACTTCCGCCAGATCTGGCGGAGGTGGGCGACTTGTGGGCAATTGCGCACAAGTTCTCTTGAGGCGATCGATGCCCAGCGTCCGTGTCTACCAAAAGAAGCAACTGCGGCTCGATCTGCTCAACTTCCGCCAGCGGCAGATGTATGAGCTGGGCACGGCGGGCGTCGCGGCGGTGAAGACGCGGCTCGCCGCGGCGCAGGGCCCAGAAGATTCCGCCGCCAAGCCGCTCACCAAACCCTACGCGATCTTGAAGACCAGGAAAGGCAAGGGCAACCGCCGCGACCTGACCTTCTCGGGCGACCTGCTGCGCAACTTCCAGGTCCGCACGGTCAGCGAGAACCGCGCCAAGGCCAACGTCTCGACCCGCAAGGACCGGATCAAAGCCTGGGCTAATCAGAAGCACGAGGCATGGATGGTCTTCTCGCCGAAGAACAAAGCCGCCGTGGTTGAGGCGGCGCGCAAGATGCTTGATGCCATGAAGTCCCGCGTGCTTGTCGAGCGCGCCTTGGGAGGGAAGCAGCGATGATCAACCCGGCGGAACTCGTCGACAACCTCGTCACTGTGCTACGCGACATCCCGGAACTGGTCGCCGAGATGAACGGCGATGAGCAGCGGATCTACGCCTACCACGATCAGTATCCGAAGCGCGCGAGCCTCGCGGTGGCGATCCACGAGATGCCTGCGCCAGGGATTATGGCGGCTTGGCAGGGGACGCAGCCATCGAGTTTCGGCGGCCTGGATGTCTGGCGGCATCAGGTCACGCTGTACCTGCGGGCTCGCGAGACCTTCGACGGCGATCCGCCCACCTCCTACTACCGGCTGTTCCGGCTGATCACGAAGGGTGTGCCAACGTCGGCGGGTGTCCCGATGCTCAACGCTACGGTCCATCCATCCTGCCACCCGATGGACCTGCCGCTCATCCAGAGGCAGACGGACGCCGAGGGGCTCGACTATTTTGAGGTGCCGCTCGGCTTTATGGAGATAGGTGATGACTGAGCAAGTGGTTCTGATCTCGCCTGACGGTGAGGTGCGGCACGTCGAGGCGCGGCCGGAGATTCTGGTCCCCTTGATGGTCCGTGGCTACCGGCAAGTGATCGAACACGGAGATGAGGAGGTAACGCCTGATGTCCGTCACGCGGATGCAGGAAATCCAGATCTGCTTCGGTAAGCAGAAGCAGGCCGACATCTCGACCGCCAACACCGGCGTCCAGATGTGGCAGTTGCGGAAACTCAATGCCGCGCTCGCCAACCCGAAGCTGAACACCGAAAACGACGCCGAGGAGTTCGGCAAGGGCCACGAGTTTCCGACGCAGTCCTTCCAGACCTCCTGGGACGTGAACGGAACGCTCGAGAAGTACTTGGGCGCGGAGATCGGCGCCTGGGCGATGGCGTTCGGCCTGGGGAAAGTAGTCAAGTCGGGCACGACGCCCAACTTCACCTACACCTGCACGCCGCTGTTCCCCGCAAACGGCGATGCGGCCGAGCTGCCCTACTTCTCCTTCGTCGAGCAGATCCGCCCCGGCGCGGGCGTCATGGTGGACCGAATGGCCGTGGGCTGCGTGGTCGAAGGCTGGAACATTTCGATCGGCTCGGGGCCGGGCCGCGCCAACTCGAAGATCACCGTCGAGTTCGTCGGCTCGGGCAAGTATGTCGAGCCCTCGGGCATCACGATGCCGTCGGCGACAGTCGAAAAGCTCCTGCCGTCGGCGTCGCTCGCGCTCTCGATCAACGGCGTCAACTACGTCTCGAACAAGAATATCGTCTCGCTTGAAACGTCCTGGAAGAACAACGTCCGGCTGGACGGCGGCTTCTATCCAGGTTCGGGATTCCAGACGCCCGGCGACGGTGCGAGCGGGGCGATCCGCGGCCGGCTTGAGTTCGGAAACCGCCAGGGCACCCTCCGCTTCGTCGCCCGCTTCGAGAACGGCTCGACGGAACTCACGAAGCTCCGTCAGCAGACCACGGGCACGGCGGTGCTGGCGCTCACCTACGATGTGAACAATTCGCTTGAAATCACCTGGCACAAGGTTTCCTTCGCCTCGGCTGAGGTTGGCGAGACCGACGGCATCGTCACGGTCTCGGTCGAGTGCCTGCCGATGTGGGATGAAACCAACGGCATCGTCTCGGCCGTGGCCAAATGCAACATTGATGGAATCGCTCAGTAGAGAGAACTCTCATGTTTGACGCAAAGCAACCCATCACCATCCACCTACGCACGCCCGACGGCGTGAAGCCAGTCCGCGTGCGGTTCCCGACGGACGAGGAGTGGATCGACCGTCAAAAGAAACGCAAGGTCATCGTAAAGCAACTGGGACGCGGGGTGTCGGAAACAACGATCCCCGACTCGGCAGAGGCCGACGCCGCGCTGCTTGCCAAGATCCGCGTGCCCGAGGAGAATGCGCCCGAGGTCGATGCCTTCGAGGCCAGCCGCATCATCGAGCAATTGAGCCAGGCGGACGTCGACGACGTCGTCCAAGAGGGTGACGTCTTCAAAGTGACACTACGGGTCCTAGGCGGCACGGTGAGCCACATGCTGCGAATGCCTTCGGCCAAGGATGTCTTTGAGTACCGCCGCGGCTTCGCGCGGGTGCTCGATTTGCCCTACAACCGACAGGAGTTGATTATCAACCTGGCCCCGGCGGGTGCGCTCTTCAAGAAGCTGCTCGAATCCTCTGAAGGGTACGCGGGCGAAGTGCCGATTATCCACCAAGTCGTCGCGGTCAAAGCCGCAATCGACGCTCTAGACGGCGCTTTCCAGGAGACCGGCGACCCAAACTGACGCCCGGGGAGTGGCCCGAACGGCCCTCCCTGCGGTTTCTGATTCATTGGGCCCTCCGCCGCGAGGAACTCTGCGACCCCGGCCTCTGCCCTGACGCTCCCGACGATGGCGGCCGCTGTGATCACTGCCCACTCGACAAACTCGATGCGGCGCAATCCTCCGAGGCGGGCCTGTTGCTGCGGCGCACGCTCGATCTCCGGGCGGCGCTGAAGCTGGGCGTGCGGATCGGACTCGACGAGATCCGGGCAGACGAATTCCGGGCGCTGGTGGTGCTCGAAGAGGAACGCGACGCGTTGGACCGCGAGCAGATGAACGCGCATGGCCGATAACAGGCTCGAACTCATCGTCGAAGTAGACACGAACAGGGCCAATGCGTCCATCAAGAGCGTCAACGCGAGCCTGTCCAGCATGGAGGCATCGGCGTTGAAGACTGCCAGAGGCGCGGCGCAGGGAATCGACGGAATGACCTCCGCGATGGTGAAGGGCGCAACGGCCGGCAACCTGCTCGCCGACGCCATCAAGAGTGCGCTCTCTTGGGCAAAGGACTTCACCGTCGGCTCGGTCATGATGGCCGCCCAGAACGCCAAAGCCGAGGCCTCGCTCAAGGCGCTGGCCAACGCGCACGGCGTGGGCGCGGCTGCGGCGGCCAGGCAGGTTGCCGCCATTGAAGACATCGGTTTCGAGTACACCGAAGCCGCACACGCCGTTGAGCGGCTGATCGTTGCCGATCTTGAGCTGTCGAAGGCGCAAGGCCTCGCGAAGCTGGCCAAGGACGCCGCCGCGGTCCAGAACATCGCTGCCGGCGAAGCCCTTGAATCCATCGTGATGGCCATCGAGTCGGGCGCCTCGCGGGGCCTTCGCGCGCTGGGGCTGTTTGTCGACTTCCAGCGGGAAGCCCAGATTGCCCAGCTTCAGCTCGGCCGCGCCCTGACCGAGACCGAGGAGAAGCAAATCCGCTACAACGCGGTGATCCGCGAAGGCGCGAAGATCCAGGGTGCCCATGCGGCCGCCTACCAGACGGTCGAGGGCCAATTGGGTGCGTTGCGGCGGGAGTTCAACAACTTGCGCGAGGAGATTGGGGCCAAGTTCCAGGATGACTTCAAGGCGCTGATCGGCAACCTGCGCGGCCTGGTTGGCTGGCTCCGCGAGAATACCGACCTGCTCAAGAAGTTCGGCGAGGTGGCGCTATGGGTCTCGGGAGTGCTCGCGACCTACGCTCTGGCCGACAAGATCATGGCGCTCGCGAAGTCGATCGCGGCGCTCCAACTGGCCAGCCTCAATCCCTATGCTCTGCTCGCAGTGGGCGTCGTCGGTGCGGGCTTCGCCATCTACTCGCAGTGGAAGGACACCCAGGATCAGCTTCAGGCCCGTTTCGACGAGATGCAGCGGAAGGCGCTGCGCGAGGATCTGCTGAGCGGCAAGACCAGCGTAGATGCCCTGCGCAAGCAGGGGATGACCGATGACCAGATCCGCGAACTCATCAGCGGCAAACGGTGGCTGCCTGGCGAGCAGCCGTTCGAATATGAAGGGGCCAAGCTGGCTATCAAGACGTCGCCGGAGCCGGACCTCGAAGCGCTGAAACGTGCGGCCGAGATCCGGAAGCGCCAGTTGGAGGTGGAGCGCGAGAGCGCGCGTGCGCTCGAAGAAGCGCGGCGGCGCGTCGCGGGATTCGCTCGGGACATGGCCGAGGTCCAGGAGCAAATTCGCAAGTGGACCACGTTCGTTGATGACCGCGGCAACGAGCAGCGGATCGCTCTCACGCGCAAGGCCTGGGAGAACGTCATCGGCGAGCTCCGCGAACGGCTTGCCAACTGGCAGAAGGAAGTCCAGGAGACCAACCGCAAGAATCTCGCCGAGTATCTGGCCGCGGAAGAAGAAGCCGCGCGACGGCGGCTCGAGATCGAGTCGCATCTCTTCGCGCAACGGCTGGCCTACAACGAGGAGATTGCGAAGCGGAACCTCGATCACCTGGAGCAGATGCTCGGCGTTGAGGAGACGCGGGCCGGGATCGCGCGCGAGGCCCAATTGCGGGCGCTCGATGCCACGAATGCGCAGACGCTTGAGCAGAAGGTGGCGGCCGAACAGCGCAAGGCCGCGATTGAGATCGAGTACATTACGTGGGTCCACGAGATCCGCATGAGGCTGTTCGACCTGGAAACCTCGCGCATGGCTATCGAGGAAGAGGCGCAGCTCAAGCGGCTCGGCTATCGGGCCGACGAGATTCAGGCGCGCATTGCCGAGCTCACCGCGCAACGCGATGAGATCCGGCGGTTCCAGCAGGAAGCCACGGACGCCGCGATCCAGGGCGCGCGAGAGAATGCGGCGATCCGCCAGGCGCAGCTCATCCGTGATCACAACCAGCGGATCTTCGAGTCGTTCAAGCGCCAAGCCGAGGGAGTCTTCGACGCGCTGCTGACCAAGTCGCAGTCCATCTGGTCCGCGATCGGCAATTCGCTCAAGACCGCCCTGCTCACCGCCATCAAGGACGTGGTCAGCTCGCGCGTGGCCGCGATGCTGATGCAGTTATTCGCCGGCACGCGAGTGTCGTTGGCTGGCGGAGGCGCCTCCGGCGGGGGCACGCTCGGCAGGCTCGGCGGACTGCTCGGCATCGGTGCAGCGCCGGTGTTCGGCGCTGGCGGCGGTGGTCCCATCCCGGGCGGCGCGGCCGGAGGGTGGGGCACGCCTCCCTTCATCCCTTCGAAGAGCGGCAGCGGCTGGAGTGGCCTGCTCGGCGGCTGGAAGGATTTTCTTGGCTTCGGCGGCGGCGTCCAGTATGCACCTGGCAAAGCCGTGACCTGGGAAGCGGCGACCACGGGCCAGAAGCTCTCCGCGCTTGGACGGTCCAATGCCGCGCTGCTCGGTGGCGCGACGCTTGCGCTGATGGGTCTCCAGCGCGGCGGCGTTTCCGGCCTCGCCATGACCACCGCCGGCGGCGCGATGATCGGCTTCAAGTATGGCGGTCCTCTCGGCGCGGCGATCGGCGCCGGAATCGGAGCGGTCGCCGGGCTGGTGCGGCTGTTCGTCAAAGGCGCACAGGAGAAGGCGCGCGAGAAGATCAAGGCCACCTACGGCGTCGACATCCGCGACAAGGGCGTGCTCAAGCAGATCGTCGACATCGCCAAGCAAGGTTTTGGCGGCAATCTGGAGGCGGCTGTCCGCAGCCAGCAGATCCGCGACCTGGTCGAGTTGTACGCGTTGTCGACGGGCCAGAGCACTTCCGGACTCCCGGCCACCGTGCGTCCGGTGTCGCTCCTTCAGCAAGGCGGCGGGTTGTTCCAGTCGAGTTCCGGCGGCCTGACGCTCGCGCCGCTCGGCGGCGGCACGTCGTCGTCCGCGGCGGCTCCCACGGTGATCAACATCACCGTGCCGGGCGCGAAGGAGTTCTTCGACAAGGAAACGGTGCGCGTGGTGGTCGAGAATCCGCGCGCCGTGCAGTCCGCGGCGATGACGGCAACCAAAGCCAGCGCCGGCCGCCGGGAGATGACCGGACTGCAACTGAGTCCGGGGTTGATCCTGTCATGACACGAGCGGAGCTCATCGAGAAGATCGCGCGAGCGATCGCGGAGATGGAGGGTTTCTACGCCACCGCCGCGAAGCCAACGCTTGCCCAGAGGAACGCGAACCCAGGAAACATCCGGCAGTGGCGAGACGCGCGCGGCCGGCCGTATCCTACTCATCGCGGCTATGTCGACTTCGTCGCATGGGCTTCTGAGCGGTTTCCTGGCGCCTCGCGCGAGGAGATGAGCCGACGAGCCATCGATGAAGGCTGGCGCATCCTGCGCGTCCTGGTCGGGCAGTATATTGACGGGCGCTACACGCAGGGCAAGCCGCCGACTGCGGAGGAGATGTTCCGGGTGTACGCACCCTCGGCGGACGGCAATCATCCGGTGAATTATGCGCGCTTTGTCGCCCGCAAGATCGGCGCGCGCCCGGACCAGAGACTGATCGATCTTGTGACCGCCTGATGCCCGGATCGGTTCAGAACGCCGCGCCACTCACAGTGCTGCCAGCAAGCCTCTCGCGCACCTTCGTCCACGAGCGCGAGTATCCGGTTCTGGACAACGAGTACCGCAACGGCGAGTCGCAGCGGTCCGTCCAGGCGACCAACAGCCGTAAGCGCTGGCGGTTGGCCAAGCGGCTCACCCCATCACAACTCGCGGCCCTCCGCGATTTCTACGACGCCCGCAAAGGTTCGACCGAGCCGTTCTACTTCTACGACCCGTATGAGACCAGCCCGAAGTTCACGCACGATCCGACTGGCCAGGCCGTTGCGGGCCGTTACACCGTGCGCTTCGCCAGTCCGTGGGAACAGCGCCCTTCGCTAATGCGCGCCGATCTGACGCTGGAGTTGCTCGAACTTGCCTGA